TTAAAACACCCTGAACTTTATACGCCTGCTGAGCTTATATTTTTTAATCGGTGGCTACACCTGAAGAAGCAAGCGAAGACTGCTAAGATCAGTAAAGATAAAAAGGCAGATGGTTGATGGCTGGGGACGCAAAAGCCAGGCTTAAAGAAATTATTGACTCTTACCTTGAAAAAGACGGTGGGGCGTCGATTGATACTGGCATCGTTGCAGCACATCTTGCGCAAATGAAACTATTTGGCATCCGCCAGGGTGTCGAGTTTTTTCCCGCCCAGGATAACTTTGGTAATCAACGCAAGGATTTTATTGATCGTGTAATTAAATACAACCAGCTAGATACGCGCCTGGATTCTATCTGGGATTATTTTTTGTGTGATGGTCAAGGACTTTTTTACATAAGACCAACACAGAACAACTACCGGATGTATTTTTTCCGTAAACATGAGTATCGTAGTTTTTATAACATCGACGGTGAGTTAGACGAAGTCGTCATTATCTACAGCTATAAGGTTCGTCAAGGAGCAGGTTTTCAGCAAGACATTGAAATGAGTAATGTCTCCGGCCCCTTGAACATGGGTCGCGGTGGTGTCAAACGCTATATCCGCCTATCAATTAAACGCAAGACAATTGAAGAAACACATTCTGAAGGCGAGATCTCATTCGATACAAACTATCAGTCCATACCCGGCAAAACCAAGACGTTTAAAAATACTCTTGGCTTTATTCCCTGCGTAGAAATTTTCAATAATGCCAAGGGATTTTCAACAGAAGGTGTTGGTGAATTTGATGCCCTAGCCAATCACATATGTACGCATGACGACATGGTTCGCACCATGCGTAAAAACGTGCAGTTCTTTGGTAACCCAACACTACTTTCATCTCGTCCCAAGACAGACCTAATGGAGTCTGGCGGGGAAGCTGTTGTGCAGCGCCCATCGATTGCTGCAAGCTCTGGGTTCACAGGTGCAGGTGCTTTAAGTCAATCACGATTCAAAGCCGATCCAATTTATCGTGGTGTAGATGGTCAGCTGCGCGTCCCAAGAGTTATTGCAAACCTGGAACCAAATGACCGAGTTGGTTATATTGTTCCAGACGCTATTACCGGTGACCAGAATTCTTTTGCTCGTCAGTACCGTGAAGAGATTCGCACGGCACTTGGCGGTGTGGATGAACTATCCATATCAGCTGGCGTTACGGCGACTGAATACAAATCTCTCTTTGGACGCGTTTCAGCGACCGCCAAGAAAAAATCAATTTCTGTTTACACGTATGGCATTTGCCGTTGCCTGGAATTAATTCTTTTTCAAGAAGAGCGTTTATTCCGCGACACACTTGCTGCCGCAGCGGGTTTAGAAAAACCCCTGGAACTACCAGAAGTCGCGTCATCGGAGGATTTACTGGCGTATGAAGATGCCATGGGACTGTTTGAGGATCAAGTCAAACAATTAATGATGGCCTGTTTGAGGACACAGCAAATACCCCCAGGTGTTCTGGGACTAATTCCAGATGGTGATATTACTATTCAGTGGCGCTGGCTGGGACCCGTTTACGAAGACTCTACGCAAGATATTTTGAATAACTCTATCGTTGTTCGAAACCTGCAAGAATTAGGTGTTGATAGCATTGAGGCACTGAAATACCTCTTTCCGTCAAAAACGGATGAGGAACGGGCCGAGATGTTATCTGGGTTCCCGTTCAGAATGGTGAACGAATTACAGAGTGCATACTCTGCTTTCGCTCGCTTAGTGGGAGGAATGATGCAGACTCCCCACCCGCAATCACCGGATCTTCCGATGGCTGCAGACCCGCGATTGGATTTAACCCCATATCTGTATCGCACTTTAGAAGCCTTACAAAAGGAGATGAGTTATGCAGGACGCTACCGTCCAATCGACCCCACAGATGAGCCAGGTACCAGCAGCCGTCGCACCGAGCAGCTACGTGGTGGCAGCACCGCAGGCGGCTCAGCCCCAGGCGCCGGTGGCTTATCAAGTGGGTATGAGCTACCCCCAAGCGGTACCTCAGGCAGCCCCCAGCTACCAATCAGCCCCTATTCAATACGCCCCCCAATCCCAACCGGTGGCGGATTCCCCGGCGAACAATCCCTGGGAATCGGCGTTCAACAAGGTGGTGAACCTGCTGAGCGCTCCAGTCCAATCCCCGTTCCAGGGTCAACAATTTCAAACGCCGACAGCGTATACCCCGGCCAACTACGGCCAACCCAGCAACCAAGTTACGCAACAATCGGCTCCGCTGACCTGGTCTCCCAGCCAGGAATCCTCGCCCAATTATTCCCAAACCTCCTCGAATCTCTCCTTGGAGCAAGTAGCGGATCTGGTGGGGATGGGTCAGGAAAGCCGTCAGGTGATGGACGCGTTCGGGATCGAGGCACCGGCTCTGCTGAACAACTACGCTCTAAACCTGGAGCAAATGCTGGACAGCGCCGTCGCGTGGGGAAACCGCGCCGCTAATACGATTACCGGCTACGCCAATTTCGCTGTTAACGAGCACCAGGAAAACCTGGCATACAACGAAATTCTGACCAACCCTGACGTTCTTAGCGATTACACGTTGAAGTTCTTCGGTCCCGAAGGGCCTTATCCCGTGTATGAGAACGAGACCCAACTTGAGACTCGCGGCTACCCCACTCAAGCCGTGGCACAACCCCAACTGGGTCAGTTTCCTGCTCCCCCGGCGGCTGAGGCTCCTCAAGCCCCTGAAAATTTCTGGGGTAATTTCAATGACATCATGGCTCGCGACCCCCAGAATGCCTGGCGTGTCCTGAACCAAGCCCAGCCCCAAGTAGTTGCAAACAAATTGTTTGTAATGGAGTGATAGTTAGTCGGTAATTAAGTAAATTACCGACTGCTAAAATTTGTGTTAGATAAGACAATAAATGTCTAAATCTTTCACCCAATAAAACAATCCCAGCGATACTGGAGGATAAAACAAAGTGTTTCTTGACAACGATTTCCCTAAAATTCTTGGTGCGGAACTCTATCGTCCCCACCCTGCTTACATTGCGGAAATGGCGGTTGAGCCTGTGGTTGTCCACGACTTTACTCGTCAGCCCGGTCAAACCGTACAGTTAGACCGTTACAAGTTCTGGGGCACCCCGGGTACCAAGGACAGCCGTGAGCGTATTGCTGACCAGACCATCGGTACTGCCAACAGCCGTAACATCACCAAAGAGAAGGTGCTTGTTGTGCTGAAGGAATACACTGGTCCCGCCGACCCGGGCGATCCGACCCAGCCCAGCACCTTTAAAATTGCTCGTGAAACTCTGGTTACCGCCCAGCGTCTGCTGTTGGATACCGGCAACCTGAATATGTTCCACCAGAGCATTGGTTCGCTGACCCTGCTTGACGATTATCGCCGGTGGCGTGACCGCGTCTTCATCGACGAACTGTCCAAATCCGAAGCCCTCGGCGCTGCTTCTGATACCCAAGGCGGTTATTTCTTCCCTGCTAGCAAGACCAAGAACGCTTCTGGTCAAGTTTCTTATACAGCTACTGAAGTTACCGCTAAAGATCAACAGTTTTCTGTGGCAACCGACCTGTTGACGCTGGTCAAGCAACTGCGTAAGCGTAACGTACCGACCTTCGCTGATGGTCTGTTCCGTTGCGTGTGCGATCCCACATTCATGATGCACCTGCGTCGTGACGATGACTTCCGTGAGATTGCCCGTTATAGCGGCAACCCTGGCCAAGGCATGTACATGGGTAATCCCATGATGCCTAACAACGCCAGCTTCTTCATGGGCCCGCAGGCCGGCCAAGCTTATTTCCTGGCTGGTGAACCTGTCATGCCAACTGGCGTTCAATTTGAAGGTGTGAAGTTCTTCGAGTCGACCAACTTCCCCAGCAAGAATGTTAGCTCTTCTTACACCGGTAGCGCTGGTACTTTCAGCAACCGTGAAGTGGCTCAGGGTTATTTCTTCGGCCCTCAGGCTATTGGCGTTGGTATTGGTGGACCTAACGCTCAAGTGCTCATCAATAATAACGATGACTTTAGCCGCTTTATCATCTTGATTTGGCAGCTTTACGCCGGCTTCGAAATCCTCAATAAGGACTTCGTGACCACCGCTTTCAGCTTCGTTGCTGATTCTTGATAAAACACATACACAGAAAACAACAGGAGAAATAAATGTCTTATTTGTCTTCTAAAAAAATCTACCCGGGCAACTGGGCGGAGGCACTGAACGGTTGGTACAAAAATATCGATACCAACGAAGACGGTGTTAATAACGCATCCAAGGGCGGCCCCACTTCGGTGCTGGCAATCCCTGGGTATCGTTATTTTCAAAATCGTGGTTACCTGGCCGTTAGCACTGCTTCAGGCGCAGGCGCTACCGCCTCTGGTAGTGTGATTGTTCCCTCTCCCTACCGCCAGGATGATACTCGTCCCGACATCACCGGCATGGTGATTTCAGGCGACGCCACTCTGCCAGTCTACGTGTATCGTGCCACGATTTCCGTGGCTTCCGGTTGGGGCGACGGTCGTGTGGCCTCTGGTATCTACGCTGCCACCGGCAACGTGATTACCTTTGCTACCGGCCTGACCTCCACTGGTACTGTGGGTGAAGCCGTGGCGCAAGCCAACCTAACCTCCACCACTTCTGGTGGACAAGCCGGCGAAATCTTCTTTGCTGCTGGCACCGCTGCTTATAGCACTCAGCCTTTCCTCACCGCTACCGGTGCTGATGGTGTGACCGTGAGCAACGTGTACAAGAAAATCACTACTGCCGCCACTTATAGTGTGCAGGCACGTGGATCGCAAACTGCGACTTCTACTTCTGGTGGTTGGTACATTTCCAGTGGTGATGTCGATGCCGGCAAGAGAGGTTATTTCGTGGTTGAAGTGTGCTACTTACAACCCGATGAGGCCCCTGGCTACGAAGATATTGATGGTTATATTCTTGGGCGCACTGTTAGCTAATTAGGCTAAACTGGGACCAGATATATTTTCTGGTCCCTATGCTTTACCAGCACAAAAAGACTGGCGCTCGAGTCAAAGTTGTCAGCGAGTGGGATGACGGTGATTGGTTCATGCTTGAGGACCAAGATGGCCGTCTTTTCACCGCGTACAAAAACGAAATCGAACCTGACGAACAGGCGACTAAAACAGTCAAAACTCTTCAGGTTAAAGATAAAGCAGCCAAAGAAGAGCCCCGAGCCTTCCCACCTGATCATCGTCTGAATATTAATTCAGCGACTGCCCAGATGATTGCAGATCATATCAAGGGCATCGGCCTCAAGACAGCACGTGAGATCAAAGATCTCCAGATGTCCTTGTCGGGTGAAAGATTTAACAATCTCGAACAACTGAAGCAAATCAGAAGGGTTGACTGGGACGCCGTATTAGCTGCTGATTTAATTCG